TAGATCTCGATGCTGGCTCCGCGCGGCGGCAGTACTATCGCGCCATCGCGGTCGTCGATGCGCAATTCAAACTCGTCGGACTCCATACCGGGTTTGTCGGTGGTCTTCAGTTGCAGGAGGCGGTCGTTGATCCGTTGGGTGATATCGGCACCGTCGGCGACGATGCGAAAGGTCGGGGTCATTATTTTTTCCAAAAAAAAGCCCGCACGGGGCGGGCTTTGGAAGGGGTGAAGCTAAAGGAGCAACGTGAACTACGGGTGACTATAGTTCATCAACTCCATAGCGCTATGCCGTCCTCCGACGGCAGGGGCAGATCTGGTAACTCGATCACAATACCGGCACGGTAAGGTTGCGGCTCATCGGCCAGGCCCTGATTGGCATCGAGAACAGCCTCCACCGTTCCGCTGAGATGCCCATAAGCGTGGTAACACAGGGTATCGAGCAGATCCCCGTCAGACGTTCTGCAGGTCATCGCCATAACGCACAAACTCCAAAGTGAATGACTGTTTACGCGGAATACCACCCTGCAGCAGCGCGCTCTGTTCTTCGTCGACACTCTTCAAGCACCAGGTGCCGAGCACGTCGCCATAGCCGGTGGTCAGCGTCAGCGGCAACTGCTGAGCGCCGAGACTGCGCAGAGTGTCCAGTTGCTTGATGCCGCCCTTGAAGCCGGGAAAGATCGCGCCTTTGAGCGTGATCTTTTCCTCACCAATGCCAACCGCCTGTTGCGCCGGCCGCCGGGTCAGGCGTTCCTGCGAGGCCCAGCGGTATTCCGTGGAGCGCCGCAGTTCCTCAAAGGCCGCCGTATCCAGGTTGAAGTAGTACGGCTGAGCGTTGGGATCAAGCGGCTGCACGATCAGCAGGTGTGGAAATGGCTGCACCGCCTCTGGCAGTGGCGTGGCGTCACCGGCCAACGAACCGGTTGGAACGATATTGGCCAGCGACGGGCTGACCTTGCCGGCGATCTTGTTGATCGCAGTGGACGCCCGTGCTGCCTGTTCCTTGAGTTCGCCCATCCGCTCATCAATCTGCGACACGGCGCGGGTGGCCTTGTTGTAGGTGGCCACCACCTGGCCGACCTTGGCCTGAGCGGCGTTTACGCCGCGCATCACGCGCTGCAGTTTCTCACCGACTGCCGGACCGACAATCGGAATGCCTTCAAGCTCCGAGGCCGCGCCGCTGATTTCGCTGATCGCGCCGTTGACCGGTCCCATCATGCCGTCGAGGCTACGCCGCCCGGTCTCCCCCGCCGCTGCCAGTTGCTTGAGCCCCGACTGCAACTGTTCCATGTAAGCCATCAGTCCTCCTTACACATGCGGTTCATCGAAGAGTTTGCGGTTCTGCAGCTGCTGCGTGGCCTGCTGCATTTGCTGCGCGATGTAGGGCTGCAGCTCTCGCGCCATCTGCGCCGGATCCTTGGCATCGCCCTGCACGGTAATGTGCAGCGGCGCAGAGATCTCGACCCGTTGTTCGACCTTCGGTGTTTCGGATCGGGGAGTCGGGATCGGTGCTGCCAGCAGAGGTGGCGGGATCGGAAGGCTGGCAGGCGTGGCCAGCGAACGGGCGACATCACCCAACGCTGCAGCGTCGGCTGGGCGCTCAGGGAGCAACTTATTGACCGTGGGCACTGCAGGTGGTGTTGCACCCGGCGCAAGCGGGCCGGGGGCGGATTTCGGTGCGAATGACCGTGCGATGTCACCCATCACCGGCGGCAGGTTTTTCCCGGCATCGGCCATCATCAATGGCCCGGCGTCCGGTACACGCTTCAGCGACTCGTCGGTACCGAACAGTTTTTTTCCCAGAAAACCTCCCGCCGCATCGCCGCCCATGTAACCGAGATAACCGCCGATCATGCCGCCGACGATGTTGCCAATGATCGGCACGGCCGACCCGATGGCGGCGCCTGCAGCTGCGCCGGCCAAAGTGCCGGCCAGCCCTCCTGCTGCCTCGCCGTAACCTTCGGCCTTTTCGTCCTGAGTCACCGCATTTTCGTAGGTGTCATAGGCTTTGAAGCCGGCGTCAACCACCGCGAAGAACGCCGGGCCCTTGACGCCTTCGGCGATCTTGGCACCGCGACCGCCGCCTTCGTGACCGCCGCCCCTGCTGCCTTTGCTCTTCTTGCCTTCGCCGGCCTTACCGTCCTTCCCGCCTTTGTCCTTCTTGCCTTCGCCGCCATCCAGATCACCGGCATCCAACCCACCGCCGGCACCCGGCAGGTTGGTGACGATCACTTTTTGCGGGATGTTCGGGTTGCCCATCAAGGTGCCACGCCCGAGGTTCATCAGGCCCTTACCCACTTTGTAGGCATTGACCACGCCTCTGAGCGCGATAAGTCCAGCCACCGCCGTGCCGATGCCGAGCGTGACCCGTGGAAACTCATCGGCGAAGCCCGAGAGCTTGCGACTGACGTTGTTGATGCCGTCAGCCACGCCGTCGGTGACCGGCCGGATCGCATCGCCGATGCTGCGCATGGCGTCATCCATGGACTGTGCCATCTCGGACCATTTCTGCGCCGAGGTTTGCCGGCGTTCGGCGAGGTTCTTGTCGAGGATCCCGGTGGCATCTGCCGAGTCCTTTTTCAGCTGGTTGTACAGATCCTTGTTCTGCATGTACGCGGTTAGAGCCGCTTTCACCTGCATGTCGGCAAACAGGTCACCGGTACGCAAAGCCTCCTCCAAAGACTTCATCATGGCCTTGGCTTTCTCAGGATCAGCCTCTTTGCTGATCGCGGCTGTGGCCTTGGCCATCTCGGCGGCCCGTTTCGGATCGGTCGCTTCGATGTATTTCTGCGCGAGGGCAAAGCTGGATTCCAGTGTAGACATGCCGTTTTGCAAACCGGTCTGCATCGAGCCCTTGTAGTCGATACCGGCCTTTTTGTAAGCGTCGACCGTCTCACCGGATCCGATTTTTTCCATCCAGTTTTTGAGGTTGTTGGCCGCCTCATCCGAACCGCCGGCCGTTTTCATTTGCACCTGAAGCATGGCGCCCAGCTGCGTCACCGAGTCCATGCCGGTGATGCCCAGCTTGCCCATCCCGGCCAACAGTTCGGGGAACCACTTGGCCATGTCGACCGCTTCAAAGCTGCCTGCCTGGCCTTGATAGGCAATGGCTTCCAACGCTTTTTCCATCACCTTGGGGTCAGTGATCTTGGCGTTCTGACCCAGTGCGTTGATCATCTTGGCCGTTTCAGTGCCATCCGATCCCTGGCCCACGGCAAACTTGGCCGCCGTCGGTGCATAAGCCAGCGCCTTGTCCAGCTCCATGCCGGCGCCGACCAGCGCGTTGACTACCTCGGCCACTTGGTTGCGCGCCATGCCGGTGTCGCGCGACGTGTCGATCACCGTCTTGGACAACTGCGCCTCTTCCGGTGAATTGGCAATGTTGGCCTTGATCGCGATGTCGCGAATGATCGCACCGTAGTCGGCACTGACCTTGGTCGGGATGGCGGCTGCAGCAGTCAGCGCACCGGCCTGACCGAGGGTGCTTTTCAGGCCGGACCGGCCTTCCTCGATCTGCCGGTGCCCCAGCGCTTTGAGTTCGGCGCCGGCGGCGACGCGGCCCATGGTCGCGTAAGCCTTGCTCAGCCGTCCGACCTCGACGCCCTGTTTCTTGAGCAGCGCGAGGTTCTTTTCATATTTGGCCAGCAGCTTGTCCGCGCCTTCGGCGCCGGTCGCGTGTGCCTTGCGCCACTCTTCGCGTAGACGCATGGTGTCGCCGATGGTGTTCTGCAGGACTCGGGCCTTACTGCCCACCGAATCCAGATGTTTGATCTTGCTTTCGACGTCCTTGAACGCTTTGCCTACCGTCTGATCGACGGCGCCGCCAATGACAAAGCCAAGCGCGAGGTTCTTCGCCATGTGCGTGCCTTATGCGTCGGAAAGAGTTGAGCGGTGGCTCAGTCGGAGAGCCACCACACCAGTTCGTTGAAGGGCATGGCCGTGATCTCAGCCGCCGAGAACCCGGTCTCCCTGGCCATGCGCTTGGCCAGGATCTTCAACGTAGAGCCGTCGCATTTACTCGTCCGTGACCAGGCGAAAGTAGCCGGCCTGCAGGCGCAGGTAGTCGACCATCTTCAGCCCCATCAGATCCGCTTCAGGGGTCTGGGTCAGCGAAGCGAACAACGACATTTCACGCTGCTCGGCATCACCGTTGAAGGCAGCCTGCGCCGCTCGTACATCACGCACGCACGGTGCACGCATCATCAGGGTGTCGACCGTGACACCGGACAGTTCTGTCGGGTATTTGAGGCTGATGCGAAAGCCTTCGTCAGACAGCTGCAGCCACTTTGGCAGCGATTTTTCGGTGGTCGGTTGAATGTCTTGATTCATTGCGTATTTTCCTTAAAGGCCCAGGGCCGCACGTTCGTCTGCGAGCTGGTCGACGCCATCGATAACCAGCACCATGCCCAGCATGTCGATCTCGTAAATCACCCGGCCGGCGACTTCGAGCTTGTAGTAAGTCAATGCCATGTTGTGTTTGGTCTCGGCCTTCTCACCGGCCTTCCAGTCGCCCATGTCGACCTCCTTGATACCGCCACGCATGGTGACGATCACCGGGGTGACCTTGCCCTTGAGCCCCTTGAACGAACCTCGGAACACAGCGCTGCAGGCGGTGCGGTCGGACAGACCGAAGAACTTGAGCGCTTCGCGCCGCACACCGTTGGTGGTGAAGCCGGCTTCGAGCTTTTCCACGCCGGTCGGGATCTCGACCTCGCCGGCCATGCCGCCGCCCCGATAGGCTTCGGTTTTCAGCACGACCTTGGGTAGCGTGAGGCTCGGCATTTCGCCGGCAAAACTGACGCCGTCGATAAACCCGGCGCAGTTGGAGAGAACTTCAGGAATCATCAGGGTGCCTCCTTAGGCAGGTTCAAGCACTTCGGTCATCCACTCGTTGGTGACCTCAAAAAGGAAGTTCGGGTTTTCGGCCGGCGGTACGTCGGTGAAGCGGATACGCCAGTACACCTTGCCCTGCTCGATCTGGCTGGCGGTGTTCAATTCATGATCCGGGAACACCTCGAAGTTGATCACCGCACCCTGGTTCTTCAGGTCGCGCATGAACGCTTCCAGGCCGTCGGTGACGTCCTTGACGTAGGTCTTGGTGATCGAGCGGTCAACCGCCCATTTGTGGCCGGCCTGCACCGCATCCATGAGGATGAACAACGTGCGTACGCGGGTGACGAACGCCCATTTCGGATCGCTCGACAGCGTGCGGTTACCCCAAAGGCGGTAGCCGTCATCGCGAATGATCGTGGTGATATTGGCGTTGTTGAGCTGGTTGGCCCGACAGGTCTCGTCGCCGTCCAGGTACTCGACCGCGCGGGTGGTGCCGGTGATGCCGGTGAACTCTTTGTTCGACGGCGAGGCCCAGAAGCCGTAGGTCGCATCCGTCCACGCAAACAGGCCGGCGGTCCATGCAGAACCCGGCGCATCCACGGTCTTGCTTTCTCCGGTGTCCCAGAACTGCACACCGGGGTCAACCATGTACAGGTTGCGGCTGCCGAAATTGTCGGCGTAGCCCATGGCCGCCTCGTCGGTGGTGCCCGGCCCGTCGATGATGCCGATGGCACGCAGCTTCTGCGCCAGGCTGTCGATGGCAGTAGCCACCGCCTGCGTGGCCGAATGACCGGGGGCGATCAGCAATCGCGGCTGAGCATTGAACAGGCTTTTGCCATCGAGCAGCGCCTGCAAGCCGGTCCGCTGACCCGAGGCCAACACGCCGCCGATGATGGCCGATGTCTGCAGCGCCGGATCGTCCATCTTCGGCACGCCGATGGCGACGATTACCGCCTTGGCTTTTTTGTAAATCGCCTGGCAGGCTCGGGTCATTGCCGATTCCGCGCCGAACGCTGCAATGGCCTCGCGCTCGGTGGTGATCAGCTTCAGTTCCCCAGCCTTGGCAGTGCCGCCGCCCAACACACCCGGCGTGAAGGTGTCGCACAAACCGATGATCGAGGAAGACGGCAGCGTGATGGTGCGCGCGCCGGTGTCGACCGCTGTGGTCGTGACGCCGTGAAAGAAA